TGACGCAAAAATAATCTGAAACCTAATAATAATTTGCTTTAGGTTAATTATTAGGTTTACACTTCGAAGAAGGTGAAATTTTGGCTCGAAAAAAAATAAGAGTTCGAGGACATCGCTTTAGCGATGCTCCTGCAATGTACATGAAAAGGACTAAATTCGACCGTTCTCATGTTTATAAGACAACGTTTAATTCAGGTAAGCTTATACCGGTATTTGTTGACGAGGTTTTGCCTGGCGATACTACTCGTATGTCTGTTAATTATTTTGCTCGCTTGGCTACTCCTATTAAGCCTATCATGGATAACATTTATCTGGATTGGTTTTTCTTTTTTGTCCCAAATCGCCTCGTTTGGGAACACTGGCAAAACTTTTGTTTTGAACAGGAAGATCCTGATGATAGTACTGATTATGTTATCCCTACTGTTACTGCTACTGGTAACTCTGGAAATACCTATATAGGCTCTCTTTGGGACTATTTCGGCTTGCCCGTGAATACGTCTGGTAATATATCTGGTATTAGCGCTCTTCCATTTCGTGGTGTTTACCTTATTTGGAATGAATGGTTTAGAGACGAAAACCTCCAGAAATCCGTCAAAATTCAGAAAGGCGATACCAACGAAGTTTTGAACTCTGCCCGATCTTCTGAACAGCCTGCTTGGGTGTTTACAACTGGCACTAGCATCTTTCCCGGCCTCGCCTGTCCGCCTCGTGGTAAGCGTCATGACTATTTTACTTCCGCTTTACCGTGGACGCAGAAAGGACCTGGCGTTTCTATAGGTCTTGCTGGCACTGCTTCTATAGTCGATCCTTCTCCTACGACTGGTTATCTGCTCCATAGCACTAGTAATCAGCTTGCCGCTGTTTCCGCTTATGGCGGTGAGGCCTCTAGTTCTGGTGGTTATAGAAAAGCTTCTGGTTCAGGATCTATAACTTTTAATAGAGGGTCAGGTTCTGATTTTAGTAATGTAGGTGGCTTTGCTGGCAACAGTTCTGGTAATATTACTATGTCAGCTCGGCCTGCTTCTGGTTTTCTTGCTAATGATTCTTATGTTGACTTGGATACTTCGAGCATTTTTACTATTAACAGCTTACGTACAGCCTTTCAGATGCAAAAATTCTACGAACGTCTTGCTCGCGGTGGTAGTCGGTATACAGAAGTGCTTCGCTCTTTCTTTGGCGTAGTTTCTCCTGACGCTCGTCTTCAGCGTCCTGAATTTCTTGGCTCTTTTACCAAAATGGTAAATGTCAATCCTATAGCTCAGACTTCTGCAACCGATGACACCTCTCCGCAAGGTAATCTTTCTGCTTATGGTGTTACTGCTGCTAAATTCCACGGCTTTACCAAATCTTTTGTTGAACACGGCTATATTATAGGCTTTGTTTGCGCTCGTGCTGACTTAACCTATCAGCAAGGTATTAACAAAATGTGGCTTCGTTCTACCGTTTACGATTTCTATTGGCCTACATTCGCGCATCTTGGTGAGCAGGCCATTGAACTTCGTGAGATCTATGCTCAAGGTTCTGAAGCTGATACTACTGTGTTTGGTTATCAGGAACGTTATGCCGAATATCGTTATAAACCTTCGCAGATTACAGGTAAGTTCCGCAGTTCTGTAACTGGTGGCTCTTTAGATAAGTGGCATTTGTCCCAGTTCTTTAATAATGCCCCGACTCTCAACGAAGAGTTTATTATTGAAAATCCACCTATTGAGCGTATTATCGCTGTTCCCAGTGAGCCTGAGTTTTTACTTGATATAGGCTTCCGTTACACTACTGTGCGTCCTATGCCTATGTTTGGTACGCCCGGCCTTGTTGATCACTTCTAGAAGGAGTTGGTTTTATGTCATGGCTTTCTGATACTTTAGGCAGCGTAGCTGGTTCCGTTTTTGGATCTGCTATTCAGAATCATTATAATTCCGCTAATGCCGCACAGGCTAACGAGTGGAATGTTGAGAACTATAAACATCGTTATCAATGGGCTGTAGAGGATATGCGCAAGGCTGGTCTTAATCCTATTCTTGCCGCAACTAATGGTATAGGCGGTTCTATATCTGGAGCTTCAGCTGCTTCTGTAGGTATGAGTGATATTGGTTCTACCATGAACTCTGCTAAAGCCGCTAGTGCCGCTGAAAGGCAGGCCAAGAACGCCGAGCATCTTGCAATATCTCAAATTGATAAAAATGTTGCAGAAGCCGATTCTGTGCGTCAGAGCACCCATGGTACAGTTCTTCAGAATGGTATTCTTGCAAATGATTTGAATCTTCGTGAGCAGACTTATGAAAAGCGCCTTGGTTACGAACTTGAAAAGATGAATTTAGAGCTTGAAAACCTTCGGCTTCAAGGTTCTTATCTCAGCTCTGGTGTTTTGAACAATATTGCTTCTGCTAACCGTGCTAATTCTGCCGCCGCTTTTGATAATATTCAAACTGAAATGGCAGGTATGGAACGTGATTTTTATAAGAATATCGAAAGTCTTACAGGTGCTCCTAGATCTGTCGCTAGTGGTGTTGGTTCTACTATCAAAAATGTTATAGGCTTCCTCGGAGGTCGTTATTTTGGAAGGAGATAATTATATGTCTAATAAAACTACTATGATTCTGACTTTTATTGTTTCTGTTGTTGTCCCTTTTATTCAAGAAGTTGTAGATCTAATTGAAGCTCTGAAAGGTAAAGCTTCTTTGAATACTGTTACTGCTAAAAAGGTTGCCTCTGACTTTCAAACCGATGTTGCGCAACTTGTTGAGCCAGTTGCTAATAAGAATGATTCTAAAAAAACTAGCCGTTTTTTCGGTTCTTGGAGGGATGCTAAATGAGACGACGTCGCTTGTCTAAACGAGGTTCTCGCCGTCTTTTTCGGCGTACCTCCAGATCTCGTCGTAGAAATTTTAAAAGAGTAGGACGAGGTGGATTTAGGATTTGACATTCTGACTTAATCCTGATACAATCGGTACAGGTGATTAATATGGTTTGTTATAATCCTATTCTTATGTATCCAGTTGAAGGAGCGATTACGAAAAATGGGAAACAACATTATAGTTTTTACGGTAGCCTTGCCTCTCACCCTGAGCTTGCTAGCGATAGCCGTTTCATTCGTTGTTCTTGTAAACAATGCATCGGTTGTCGTCTCGAAAATAGTAGACAGTGGGCTGTCCGTGCTGTTCACGAAGCCCGTTCTTCGTCTTCTGCTTATTTCGTTACTTGCACTTTTGACGATTATCATTTGCCATGTGATAAAAGCTTAAGCAAGAAATTTCATCAGACATTTATGAAGAATCTTCGTCGTGAGTATGGCAGTGGTATTCGCTTTCTTGGCTGTGGTGAATATGGTGAACTTCATGCTCGTCCCCATTATCATTACATTTTGTTTAATATTGATTTTGATGACAAAATTTTTCGGTTCCGTACAGACTGTTATAACACTTATACTTCTGCTCGCTTTGCCAAGATATGGAAATATGGTATGCATCTTATTGGTGAGTTTAGCTTTGATTCTGCTGCCTATGTCGCCCGTTACATAGTTAAAAAACAGACAGGTAAAGATGCTCCTTCTCACTATAAAGGTCGCATTCCTGAATTTATGGTTGCTTCCAATCGTCCCGGTATAGGCGCTAAATGGCTCGAGGATCATGGTGAAGAATGTTACGCTAATGATTATATTATTATCAACGGCAAAAAGATGCGTCCTCCTCGTTATTACGACAAAAAATTTGACGAAACGCATCCTCACTGGATGGAATACATTCGTAATAATCGCATTGAGAAGATGCTTCATAACTTGGAGAACAATACTTTTGAGCGTTTAATTGACCGTTGTAGAGTTCAGGAAGGAAAATACAAACATTTTCTTGGCAGAAAACTTGACAAGGTATTGTGACTGTGTTATCATTAAGTCTGAAATGAGGTGATGCTTATTAGTGAACTTGAAGCTGTTAAAAATTTTTGTCGTGAGCGTAATATTTCTTTTGGCTATTCTTTTCGTGGCAGTAAATATGCCGCTTACCGTCTTAAGCCTGATGATTCTAGGGTTATTCGTCTTGATAATGACTATTTTGTTATATCAACTACGCTTTATCTTATGATTCGTAGGTATTTAGTTGCATTTAGAAAAGGAGATGATTCCGCTGAGACTTTATTCCATTTATGATTCCAAGGCTGAACAGTTCAGTCCTCCGCAGGTTTATCACAATGATATGCTCGCTCTGCGAGCTTTTGAAGGTATAGTTAACGATGATAAAATGTTTATTAAAAAGTATCCTGAAGACTTTTCTCTTTATTATGTCGGTAACCTTGGCGATATTAATGGCCGTTATTATGTTGAGCATTGTGACGAATCCCGTATTCCTATCATGGTTGGTAAAGCCGTAGATTATGTTTTGGATATTGACAGTAATTCTACTAAATGATAATCTAATAAAGAGCGTATCAGAAAAAGGACGATCTCGTGGAGATCGCCCTTTTTTTGTACGCCACGCCCGCCGCGTCTAGGCGCTTGCGAAAGGAGGTGAAACTATGAAATTTAAGACAGCTTACGATCCTGTAGAAGAACATAATCATTGCGGTATTGAGTTTACCATGCCCTCTCTTACGGTTCAGGATGAGAAAGATGAAACTGATATCAATTACATCGTAAATAAGTATGCAGACGGTCAGAAAGGTATCATGACTCTTGACCTCGGCGATAGTTCGCAATACGCTTATTTGCAGTTCGGAGATGCAACGCTTCCCGGTGACTACAGTACAGCTCTTGAGCTTGTGTCTGGAGTTCGTGAGGAGTTCTACAGCCTGCCCGCTTACGTTCGAGCAAAATTCGGTCACGATCCTATGAATTTCATCGACCGATTGAATGATCCTGCAACGCTCGAATATCTCCAACAACAAGGTCTGTATGGTAGCAAATATACCTTTGATGAACCACAACAGTCCGTAAGTAGTAAACAAACACAAGAAAAAAGTAACACTTTAGAACAAAATAATGAAGAAACACAAAAATAGGCGTCACCGAAGCCAGTTACTTACTTGATGTAACTGGCGTAGGTGACGCAAAAATAATCTGAAACCTAATAATAATTTGCTTTAGGTTAATTATTAGGTTTACACTTCGAAGAAGGTGAAATTTTGGCTCGAAAAAAAAT